TATTGAGAGTACACACGATAATCAGAGATACTTAGACCGCGTTGAGGATATACGTGAAACCGGTCATGGTATGACTGGAGAAAATCGGTTTGTTGGTTCTATCCCTATGCACGTTTTGCAAGAATGGTGCAAAGAGGCTGGAATTAAATGGAGTGATACAAACGCTCGTAAAGAAATTGTACGCAAAAAGATGTTAAGCGGCGATTTTGATAAATTACGAGTTTGGAAAGGAACATTTTAAAAATACTGGAGTAATAAATGGCAGATACTACAACTACAACGTTTACCCTTGTTAAGCCGGAGGTTGGTGCTTCTGCTGATACTTGGGGTGCAAAACTAAACACAAATTTAGATTCAATAGATAACTTGTTAGATGGTACGACAGCAGTCAAACCTAATCTTACTGCTGGTCAATGGAAGATTGGTGGCACAGCAATAACAACAGATGCGGCTGAATTAAATAGATTAGATGGGGTTACATCAGCAGTACAAACACAGTTAAACGCTATTACAGCAAACAATTTTGTGACAAATGCTCGTATGGCAGACAATGCTATTGATACAGCAGAAATAGCCGCTTCTGCGGTTGAAACTGCAAAAATTAATAATGGCGCTGTAACTGCTGACAAACTCGGAGCAGATTCAGTAACTGCCGCTAAAATCGGTGACAATGTTTTAAATAGTGAACACTACGCGGCGGCTAGTATCGACAATGAACACTTAGCTGATAATGCAGTTAATACAGCAGAGATTGCCGCAGATGCGGTGACTGGCGCTAAGATAGCTGATGATGCAATTAACTCAGAACATATTACTAATGGAAGTATAGACCACGTTCACCTAGCAACAGATATAATCGATGGCGATAACATTATTAATGATTCGATAAATAGTGAGCATATAGCCGCAGATAGTATTGATGCGGAACACTTAGCACCAAACTCTGTAAACACAGATGCTATTATTGATGGTGCAGTTACAGCCGCACATTTAGCCGCAAACTCTGTGGACTCTTCGGAGCTAGTTGATGGAAGTGTAGACACCTCACACCTTAGTGCAGATTGTGTAACTGCGGCAAAGATTGGTGATAACGTTATCAATAGTGAACACATTGCCGCAGACAGTATTGATGCGGAACACTTAAATGCGAACTCTGTAAACGAAGCCGCTTATATTGATGCCTCTATAAGTAGAGAACATTTACAAGCAGATATTATTGATGGTACTAAAATTGCAGATAATGCAATTAACTCTGAACACATTGCCGCAGACAGTATTGATGCTGAACACTATGCGGTGGGTTCAGTTGATGCGGCGGCTATGGGTGCAAACTCTGTAGACTCTAGTGAGTTGGTTGATGGAAGCATTGACACTTCACACTTTTCTGCAAACTGTATAACAGCCGATGAAATTGGAGACAATGTTTTAAACAGCGAACACTATGCGGCGGGCAGTATTGATACAGAACACATACAAGACAATCAAATTACTCTTGCTAAAATGGCTCATGGCACAGATGGTAATATTATTTCTTATGATTCAAATGGCGCTCCAGTTGCAATTGCTACTGGTTCAGATGGACAAATATTAACTTCAACTGGTGCGGGTAATGCCCCAGCGTTTGAAGATGCTCCGGGAGGAGGATTTACTGCAATTAAAGAAGGAAGTGGAAACTTTGTAGCGGCTAACAACACAATAATGATAACTGGCTGTGGTGGCGGTGGTGGTGGAGCTGGTTCTGGATTTGCAACACATGGCGGCCCCGGTGGAACTGCGGCTTTTGTAGATATGGCAATAATAGCTGTAACTCCGGGACAAACTTACACTATTGCTCTTGGTGCGGCTGGTGGTGCTGGCTCGGCTGGAACTAATTCAGCAAATGCAAATGCTGGAGGTGCTACAACTTTAAAACAAGGCAACACAGTTCTTATATCGATGGGTGGTGGCTCTGGAGGAAATCGAGGAAATTTCACTGGTGGAATGCCCGGTGCGGCTTCTCATGGTTCAATTTCTGGAAACGTAACAGGTGCGTCTAGTACCAAAGCAAATGGTCATCCAAGCTATAGTTTAGGTGGAACATATCAGGCGGCTGGAGCTGGTGGCGGTTCAACGTCTTACTCTGGAAACCATGGTGGTTACAATGGTCAAGCTGGTGGCGCTGGCGCAGTTTACGTTAGGTTTTAATTAAAGAAATTATGACATTTATAAAAACATATGATGCTTTTGACAATAAATTCTGTGAGAAAGTTATTGCGGACTATCAGCACAATAAAATGATTGGTGCAACGTGTGTTCGCAATGATGGAATACGCAAGGATAACCAGCAAGAGTTTAATCAAATGGATATGCGTAATAGTGAACTAGCAAAGCAGTTTTTTGAAAAATTAAACACGTGTGTAATAGATTATATGACAGAGTTAGGGTTACAAAATATTATTGGAAAAACGTATTTTAAGAATATGTTGGTTCAGGGATATGTTGCAAATAACTTTGAAAGCTATTCTACTTGGCATTGCGAATCAGGAACTTTAGAAGATTCAGATAGAGCATTTGTTTATATGCTTTATTTGAATGAAAACTTTGAAGGTGGTACAACAGATTTTATGTATCAAAAACATCAAGAAATTCCTAAACAAGGCAAACTTGTTATTTGGCCGGCTGGATACACACACACACATCGTGGTGGTATGTTGTTGTCAGGTGAAAAGATAATTGCTACAGGTTGGGGGTTTCACTTACCCGGAGATAATCAATGAAAGAATATGTAATTATAGATAGCGAAGGCTATCAAACTACTAAAGTAGCAGTAGGTGACGGATTAACAGCTATAGGTTATGATGCTTCTACTTGGATAGAAATAGCTGATACTGCTGACTACACTAAAAAAAGATACGTTAGTGGAGCTTGGGTAGACTTAGTGGTAACCGCAGATGACCTGAGAGTAGTACGAGATAATTTAATGGCTATGTCTGACTATACTCAATTAACTGATACTTCTTTATCAGATGCAAAGGTAGCCGAATGGGTAACTTATAGACAAGCTCTTAGAGACTTGCCTTCAGGATATACTCCAGTAGCTTCTCCAACGTATCCTACAGCACCATCGGCATAGTAAATTAAAGGTACAAAACCTAGGAGGAGGTCATTATGCAAGTTGGAGAAATTATGCCAGTTTTTGGAAAAGCTATATATTCCAATAAACTAGACATAAATACAGAATCTATTGTGTCTTTAATAGAAGCTCCAATAAAATCTAACGATGCTGGCTGGGAATATAAAGGAAAAGAAAGCCTTTATGTTCTAGAAGATGAAAAGTTTAAAGATTTAAAAGAAGCAATATTAACTGAATTTAAGCACTATATATCAGACAATTTAAAGTACACTAATAAATTTAAGATAACTACATCTTGGTTTACAGTATTGGAAGAGAGCGAAAAAGCTCAAGTACATAATCACCATAATTGTTTTATTAGTGGAGTGTTGTATCTACAAACGAACTCAGAAAGTGGCAATATTACTTTTACAGATTTTACTGACAATAGGTTTTTATTGCTTCCAAAAGAATACAATATATTCAATAGCAAAGAATGGAGTTATAAACCGGAGGATGGATTAATTTTGTTTTTTCCAAGTGAATTACATCACGGAACAGAAGAAAATACATCAAAGCAAACAAGGCATTCATTATCATTTAATATAATTCCAATAGGAATTTTAGGTAACGAAAAATCAGATAGCCATTATGAACAGAAAGATTAACAACACAATAGCCTTTGGCATAGTAGCTTGTTTTCTTATACTGTCATTTTCTGCTATGGCGGAAACAACTAAAGTTGAACAAACCACAAACTCTACTGTAACAACCAACGGTAACCAAACTACAACAGTTAAGTCTCCACCGCCAAGCGCCATATCTCCAAATGTAGGTGGTAATAACTCAGACCTATGCACTATTTCATCTAGTGGAGCTTTGGGTACTCAAATCTTATCCTTGAGCCTTGGAGCTACATATACGGAAGCTAATTGTCTTTTATTAAAAAAAGCAAGAATGCTGTACTCGGCTGGCATGAAAGTAGCCTCAGTCAGCCTTCTGTGCCAAGACCCAGCGATTTTCAAAGCGATGGCTAATGCGGGAACATACTGCCCCATAGATGGTTTGATAGGAAATGAAGCAAAACGCGCTTGGGCAGTACGAACTGAAGAAATACCAATGCCGGA